TAAAAGGTTTCGTAAAAGAGAATATCAAATATTTAAAGAAGAACTTAATAAATGGGGAAACCTTACAGAAGACAGTAAGATAGGTACAGTTGGGCTATGCAAATCAAATGAAGGTTATGGGCTTGCTGTTTATTGGGAAAAAGGATGGCTGAGTTGCGGAGAGTCGGAGGTAAGATGGAGTCCTCTAGAGTATTTGGAGGTCATAGAGCGTTATTACCCTATGAAGTCCAACTTTGTGAAGCCTTAGGAATTACAGAAGAAGAGTATTGGCAGTTTATATATTTAGCGGAATCTGTTAACGGTAAGAGGAGAAAAGAATATGATCTGATACCTGATATTGTAAATATGCCAGCAGTGCCAATAGCTCCTTTACTAATAGGAAATATAGGTATTGGTTTTTATGGTGTTATTGCAATTGGTGTTGCATTATCTTATATAGCAGCAGCTTTAGCACCAAAACCAAAAGCACCTAAAACTCCACCTAGTTTACAAACAGAAGGAGCACAATCTGTTAAAAGATTTGCACCACAGTCAGGTTTTAACTCTTTACAGGAATTAGCTGTTCTCGGTGAAACAATACCTCTTATTTTTACTAAAAGAGATTCTGCTAATAATATTGGTGGTGTTCGTGTGAATAGTAAACTTGTCTGGTCACAATTAAGGAGCCTCGGAACTCATCAACAATTAAAAGGTGTATTTATATTTTCTAATGAAAAGATTCCTACAAAACCTGATTTTGCAGGATATGCCATAGGAGATTTACTTCTTAAAAACTATACAGGTGCAAAGGTAGCTTTATATTACAAAGGACAAAAAATAAATGATAAAAATAGATTACAAGAATCAGACAGATATACACAGAGTGAACTTGCAAGAGAGATAAGTAGAGATGGTTCAAATCCTGAAGATGTATTTAGTATTGACTGGGATGAAATTGGTACTTTTAGCAATAATATTTTTTGTGGAGTAAGAACTCCTACAACGCAATCAAGGTTTGGCATTTTTTCTCCGATGCCTAATATGATGAGATTTCAGTTACCTTATGAATTAATTTTAAAAGCTAAAGATGCAAGTAATAAAGATGATATTGATAAAAAAAGAAAAAAAATTGCTAAATATTATCCTAGATATGCAGGTTTTTTAAAACATAACGGTGAGGAAAAGCATGGACGTTTTACATTAAACAAAAATGATACCGTAAGATATACAATCGGTGATATGAACCCAATAGATGATATACAAGGTGATTTTGAACCTTGGGGTTTACAAGATGTTAAAACTGCTCTTGATTCTGATAGAGAACGAATTGATGACAATATTTCGATCGGAGAGTCATACTTAATTGGATCTTCCTTAGCTATTTGTACTGAGATACAACAAGACAGATTATGGGCAGAGGGAACTTATAAAGATTTTGATTTTAGAATTACAGATATAGGACCAGATGCTGACCCAAGAATTGATATAAGAGGAAGTTCTAACGGTTTTAGGATGGCTCACTCTCCTTGGGAATTAAATACTTTACAACGAGTAGCCGTTGCTTCAATTAGTAACAACAGAGATTGTGATGTTACAGAAATAGGTTTGAAGTCTAAAGTTTTTAAACAAATTACTGGGTTTCCAAATGTAAATAGTCATCCTGGGGGTTTTGATTATGATAATCCGTCTGGAACTTTAAAAACATATCAAGATGATAATGGTAATATTAGTCTTGGTCCGTTAAATAAGTATGTTTCCAGATATAGTTTCTTCAGACTACAGGCAAGAAAGGCTGATACTGATAATGATTTTATTACTATTGATAATGGCAAACCTTTTGCAATTAAAGGTAGAACACCACAGTTTCAATATAACTTTATAAGAATAAGTCATCCAAAAAGTCAATATGAATTTAGATTTGTACCTTATCCTGGTAATGAGATAAAAAGAAATTTTATTGACAACGGTAATAATCAAATAAGATTATTAAGAGCTAATGCACCCTTACAACAAGATACCAAAAATGAATTTAGTATTAGATATGCAGGTTTTAATTTAACACTTACTGGTGGTGATGTTTCTAATACTGAATGGTTTCTAGGAGTAGTGCCAGAGACAGGTACTAAAATAACAGGTTTAGCAATTGATAGAGTTGGATTTACTGATGATAATGTAGGGTCATGGACAACAACAGATGACAGGTATGAGTTCCCTAGATATTACGTTGAAAAAATTAAACCAGGTTTTGATGGAGGAAGAACTAGTATTTATCAATTTATTTATGATGACGAATTATTAGGTACAGTAACTGCTAAGACCACAACTTCTGTAGAAGAAATTATTTATTATGAGTCAGATTCTGTACGTTATAAAGTTGGTGCTTTTGTTGAAGCTGGCGATGATGAATTTCATGCGTATGAAGATTTTAAAGTTCAAAGACAAAATTTATTACCTTTTGATTCAAAAGTTGTTCATACTGTTGAAGATATTGAATTACTTGATAATACAGGTAATGGATCTGGAGCAAAAATTACTATACAACTTTTTAGTTCGGGAGGTGTTCTTTGGTTTTTAACAGATTCTGGATCGGGATATACATTTGAATCAACTGTCAATATACCAGCAGTTTCAGGTGGAGGACAAACTTTTTCAGGTCTTGATAATGTTCAAGTTTTTGTAGTAAGTCAGGAATTTGTTACAGATCCTTGGCCTGATAATGAAATTGGAAATGCAGTAAGAAATAAAAACATATTACCCTATGGTGCTATTGCTGATTTCATTAGTTTCGAAGCAGAAGTTCCTAGTCACATGGAAGAACCAGAACATGAGATTGTTTATGTGAATGAACAGGTAAAAGGTAATGGGTCTTTAACAGATGGAGAATTTATGAATTATAAAGATTTATCATTAGCAGGTATAAGAATTAATAGTAGTAAAGAGTTTGCAAGTTTTAGTCAACTATCTGCATATTTTAAAGAAGGATTAAGTATAAAAAATCTTATAGATGGAACGATAGGACCAAGTAATTTATTTCCTGATATTGTTTTTGCTTTGTTGACTGATCCCTTAATCGGTGCTGGAGATTTGATCGGTGTCAGATCTGTTGATGAAGACAGAATGAAGATAGCTTCAGAATTCTGTAAAGCAAATAAACTATTCTGGGATGGTGTAATAGTTGAAGAGAAAAACTTAAGAGAATTTATTTTTCAAAATGCACAATACTGTTTATTAGATTTCACAATATTAGGTGGTAGATTTTCTTTATTTCCTTCTGTACCTTTTAATAAAGATACATTTCTTATAGATAGAGAACAAGAACCCGATGTTAAAGCTTTATTCACTGATGGTAATACAAAAAATTTACAAGTTAGTTTTTTAAGTGCAGAGGAAAGACAGGATTTTATAGGTTTTGCTTCATATAGACATGAAAGGGAAAATGGATTTGCTGAAACAAAAATTGTAAATAGAAGATTAAGTTCTACTCTTGATAATAACCCTCGTGAAAGTTTTGATATGTCTATTTTTTGTACAAGTAAATCTCATGCTCAGAAATTTTTAGATTATGCTTTACAGGTAAGAAATAAAATAGATCATGGAATTACGTTTGATACAACACCACAAGCCGCAATGCACTTAGCACCAGGAGATTACATAAGATTACACTCAGAAGCTACTCATACCAATCGTTTTGCCAATGGAGTAATAACACAGGATGGTAAGATTCAATCACAAGTTAATGTGACAAATGGTACGCAGATAATGTTTTGGAAACCTGGAGATACTTCTGTCTCAGAACGGGTTGCAATACAAATCACAGACGGTAAAGCTGCTTCAGCATTTAGAGGTTCTGTTTTTACCGTTCCAGATGATTCAGTATCTGATCGTGTTTATAAAATAGAATCTATATCTTATGCAGAAGATGGGTTAATTAACATTTCTGGAAGTCATGCTCCTTTAAATGCAGATGGTACACTTGCGGTAATTAAATATGATGATAAAAGCATTATTTCACTTGACAATTTAAGTTCCTAATTATGGCTACTGCACGTCCTTTTCCCAATATTAAACCAGCCTCAAGAAGTTTCACTCCTGGTAATTTCCCTCAAACAGAGTTTATTGCACAGAATGGTGCTAAAAGTGTTATCAGATATGGAAACAAACAAGTAGATGCAAAATTAACATTAAATTTTAATAATATTACAGATGAACAAGCATTTGAAATTTTAGAAAATTATAGAGAAGTAAATTCTGTATATGATTTTGTTACTTTTAATAGTGAGTCAGGCTTAGCTGGTATAGGCAAGACAGGTCATACTACGCCAGATGGTTCGTTAGGAAACTTAGCAGGATACGTTGATGCAGTTCCTTTAGGTTTAAGATATAGGTATGATGGTCCTCCTACCGTAACAAGTGTTTTACCTGGCATTTCTAATGTGCAATGTAAATTTGTCGCATGCCTTGATGGGGATTAGAATGAATTTAAAATTTACTTAAAACGATGTCTGGCTTTTATTCTGGTAAAGAAGGTGAATTACTGATAGATGGTACAAAGGTTGCCAAAGTCAGATCATGGTCTTTCACTTTTAATCAAGCAATATTAGAAACTGTATCTTTGGAAGATACTGACAGGACTATCATTCCAGGAATAAGGAGTTATACAGGTAATGCAAGTATCTACTATTATCAAGACACTGCTGGTGGAGGATCTGGAGCATTAAGTACTCTTATCAACGGCATGATAAAAACTGGTAGTTCTGCTGGAGATGGTACTAATTCAGAAAGTTCTAAAAATTTAACTTTTAAATTGAACATTAAAGATGGTTCTACAAATGGTAGGTTTATACAGTTTGCAGCACAGCCTACAAGTATGACGATGACTAGTAGTGTAGGAGAAGTTGTGGCAGCAGATGTGAACTTTGAAGTTAATGGAGCACCTACTGGCCTTGCTTTATAAATGGCTATATATTTTGGATCTACAGGTTTTATAGAATTAAAACGTGATACGTTAAATTCAGATTTAGCGACATCATTAGATCCTGCTGATGTAAATACAACAAAGAAAAGATTTTCTGTAGATAATGCAGCAGGTTCTTTAATTACAGGAGATCAAATAGAAATAGAAACAGTAGATAAAAGTAATTTAGAATTATTATCTGGTCATAGCTTTCCTGATCTTCGTAAATATATTCATATAGATGACATGGGAGGTATCAAGTTATATGACACGTTTGCATCTGCGTTGGCTGGAGAAGTTTCTGGAGCGTTAACCCTTACAGCACCTTCATCAAAAAAAGATATTTTAATCAGGACAAGAAATACAAGATTCAGACCATTAGCTAAAATTACTGAATTTGAAATTACAACGACAAGAGATACTGTTGATGTAACAAACTTAGGAGAGGAATTTAGACAGCAATATGAGAATGGACTTATATCTGGGCAGGGAACAATACAGACAATATGGCAGCATAGAAACTTTCAGTTAGATACAAAAGATTTTGCAAGTCCAGAATTTCCTGTTTACCTAAGTCAATTATTGGTTCGTATGCAACAGGGATCAGACTTTGAAGGTAGATTTTATGTTTATCACGACCCAACGCAGAATGTTAATAGTGTTTGGTATCAATCTTCCTGTGTAGTAACTAATGTTGCCATATCAGTACCTGTTGCTGGTGTTGTTGAAGCAAGAATAGAATTTGTAACAAATGGAGAGATCAGGTTACATAATGGAGTTCCACCTTCATTCTTATTATTAGAGAGTAGTGATAAAATCTTGCAAGAGGATGGTGATGGTATTTTACTTGAAGATCCTTAAATAGAGATTTATGATGTACTTAAAGACTATCTAACATGGCTGATCTACAAATTACACAACTACCTGAGTTAGGTTCAGCTAGTTTACAGGCAACAGATCCTATTGCAGTTGCAGATGTAAGTGCTACTGAAACAAAGAAGATAACAGCAAAAAATTTAGTACAGGGTGCATTTGGATTGGTGGATGCTGCATCAATACCTGCAACAGCACTTAGTTATCCGTTAACAGCAGGACAGATTATCACAGCTTCCTTGGCTGATAATGCCGTAACAAATGTAAAGATTACAGATGCAACTATAACTGGAGCGAAATTAGCAAATAATACGATAACAGCTACACAAATAGCAGCAAATGCAATAGGTTCTAGTGAACTTGCAGACAATGCGGTAGATACGGATGCAATAACAAATTTAAATGTAACAACAGATAAGTTAGCAGCTACAGCAGTTACAACTGCAAAGATAGCTAATAGTGCTGTTACTTTTGCCAAAACTAATTTTAGTGATGGAGATATCCCTGGAGCGAAACTTACTTCTGCCTCTGTTACCTCTACTCAGCTTGCTAATAATTCTGTCACTGCCAATGAGTTAGCAGATAATGCAGTGGATACGGCTGCCATTGCCAATACTGCAATTACAGGAGCAAAGATCGCTTCAGATACAATTACTGCTGGTAATATTGCTGCCAATGCCATAGGAGCATCTGAACTTGCTGATAACGCA